ATTAAACCATGGACAGCTAAATTAGATGAAAATTCAAGACTTCATCCTACTTTTAAATTACATGGTACAGTAACAGGTAGACTGTCTGGTGAGGATGGTGTTCATCAAGTTCCAAGAGATAAATTTATTAGACGTATAATTGGGGCTCCACCTGGTTGGTCATTTTTGGAAATAGATGGTTCTCAAATTGAACTTCGTGTAGCTGCAGCTGTATCTAATGAGAGTACAATGCTTAGAATATATGCCACAGGAGGAGATATTCATAGGACGACAGCTGCTCAAGTATCAGGAAAGAAACCTGAAGACGTTACAAGTGATGAGAGAAAAAAGGCTAAAGCTATTAATTTTGGTTTCCTATATGGAATGGGCTGGAAGAAATTCAAGGTATATTCTTGGGAAAAATATGGAATTAAAGTTACAGATGATGAAGCTAAACATTTCCGAGAAAGGTTCTTTGAATTGTATCATGACTTACCAAAATGGCATGATAAAATGAGACGTTTGGTTGCTAAATTAGGTTATGTAGTATCTCCAATAGGTCGTAAAAGAAGGTTACCTAATATTTATTCTTCAGACGATAATATCAGAGCAGGAGCTGAAAGGGAGGCTATAAATTCACCGGTACAAGGTTTTGGTAGTGATTATGTATTAGCTGCCTTTATAGAAATGTTTAGTATTATAGAAAAAGAAGACCCAAACTTTACAACTATCAGACCTGTGGGAACAGTACATGACGCCCAATACTATGAGATTAGGAATGATAAAGTTGATTATTGGGCTCCTAAAATTAAACAAGTATTCGATGACCCAACAAGACTACAGAAATGGTTTGGTTATACACCCCCACTACCTATTACAGGGGATATAAAGATTGGTAATCATTGGGGAGACGCCAAGGAATGGAATATAGGTGAACCTTTACCTTACGAAATGAGGTGAGAGAATGAAGATTGAAGTTGATTTTTCAGGTGTTGATGAGCCAACCGCTAAACAGATAGATTTAGTTTGTACTATGTGTGCAGTTTTATACATGGATAAGCCAAAGGAATATACTTTCGAAGCTTATTCAGAGTTTATTGAACGATATATAGATGAGTTTAGATGCGTAGAGTATGAGGAGTTTGGAAGACACTATGAATATTAGGAGGTGATAAGATGAAAATAAAGAAATTGAGAGCCAATGCCACAGAAATAAATAAGACACCACATAAGATTAGATATATATTTGTGATAAAGATGAAAGATGACTCTCAATATGATACAATAGGAGTTACTACAACCTACAAAACCCTTAGCGAAAACATTAAATTAGATATAGACTCTGTAGCTGTAGTCGACTTAAAAACTAATATAGTATCATATTTAAGACTCACTGAATTGGAGTATTTCTTAGATGAGTGGAGAGACAATTACTTCAACCCCGATTGGGATATACCATATCAATTTTTTAAATAAATTTCGGAGTTGACATTTGTATAAAATTCTTGTATAATTAATTATACATTAAAAAGAAAGGGGAAATTATGAAACTTAAAGAAGGTAAAGTTTCTATAGATATAGGTAATTGCGATGAGCCTGGTGTTCTTGAATTATCTGTGTCTAAGGCAAAGAAATGGAAAAGTTGTCAAGTAGCTCATGACTACAAGTATGTACGAAAATTAAGGCCTAAATCAAAGACAAGACCTTTAACACTAGGTAGTTTAATACATGAATGTCTTGAGAAAAGGGCTGAAGGACAAAACTGGGTTCAGGTTATTAAAGACTTTAAGGTAAACGAATGGGCTAAACTATTTGAAGAGGAAAGAATTGAACTTGGTGATATACCAAACGATGCTTTTCGTATTATGAGGGGCTATCATTATTATTACCTGGAGTCAGACAAGAGGTATAAAACTATAGCCACTGAAGTTCCGTTTAGAGTGAGACTCAAAGGTACCATGATAGTATTGGTTGGTATTATTGACTTAATAGTACTAGATACCACAGACAACAGTATATGGTGTTTTGAACATAAAACAGCTAAGAGAGATATACCCACAGAAGAGTTCAGAATGACTGATGTTCAGACAACTGTCTATATTAAGGTAATGCAATATCTTGGACCTGCTTTAGGATATGAGCCATCACAAGTGAAGGGTATTATGCTTGACTATTTAAAAACAGCTCCACCGACAATACCTGAAGTACTTAAAAATGGCACATTATCGAAGAGAAAGATTAAATGTGATAGGTATACCTACCTTGAGTGTATCAAGAAGATTGGAGGAGACCCAGCTGACTATCAAGACATACTGGAGTATATGGACACCAATGTATTCTACAAAAGAATACCTATAGTAAGGACACCTGAGATGGAAGATATTATCATAAAAGATATGATAACCACAGGATATCAGATATTAATGATGAGTGGAACACCTTATATAACACGAAATCTATCTTGGACTTGTGACCGACCCAAATGTGAGTATCGTGACTTATGTATAGCTGAAGTTCAAGGATATGATACAAGTACTTTGATAAAACTAAATTTTGATGTGGAGGAGGATGATGATGGCAAGGAAAGTGATGGAGATATCGACTGATTTTGATTTAGACCTGGAAGACTCAACAATGATGAATACAGTCCCACAGGGTATGACAACACAGGCACCAGTATCTGTGGACCTAGGTGATTTTTCAGAATTTGAGCAGGGAATTGAAGACATAACATTAAAGTCAGAAGAGAATATTAAGGCATTAATATACGGACCAAATGGTACAGGAAAGACAACTATAGCAGGTACATTTCCAAGTCCTGTATTGATATTAGACGTAAACGAAAGAGGTACAAGAGTATTAGCTTCAGACGACGGTAGATGCAAGAAAAGGGCAGTTGATACTTTTGAAATGTTTGTTCAAGCCTACTGGTACTTAAGGTCAGGAAAACACAACTTTAAGACAGTAGTTATTGATAATGTTACAACTTTACAAGAAGTAGCGATGAAATATATCATGAATAAGGAGGCTGATTTTGAACTATCAAAAGACATGGATATGCCAACTCGAAGGGATTGGGGGGGTCTATCGCAAATAATGAAACGATGGTTAATTGACTTCAGAAATCTCCCGATGAATGTAGTTTTTATAGCCCAAGAGAAGAGAGATAAAGAAGAGGATTTAGATTCAGACGACTCATCAGTTTACCCACAGGTTACACCTTCTGTTAGGGCTATATTAGGAGCTGCAGTTGATGTTATTGGGAGAACTTATGTCAATGAAACAGTTAACGCTGAAACAGGTAAAACAAAACTTAAGTTTTGCCTACGAATTGCACCGGGACCTACTTACTTAGCTAAAATAAGATTACCAATGGGTGCTCAAACACCTAAGTCAATAGTCAATCCGACTTATGACGCACTAATAAAAATTATGAATGGTGGCTACAAGCCGAAAGGAGAAAGCAATGGCGAAATTTAATGTAGATTTTACAGGAGTAGAGGAAGGTTTTACCCTTCCACCTGAAGGAGAGTATATTTGTAAAGTAACAAAAGTCGAACTAAAAGAAGGACCAAAAGGCAAATATTTGAATTGGACTTTAACTATTGGTACTGGGGAGTATAAAGGCACTAAGATTTATCACATAACTTCTTTTGCTCCCAATGCTTTATTCAACTTAAGAAACTTTTTGATAGCCTGTGGTAATGATGTCCCTAAGGCAGCATTCCAAGTAAATACAGATACTTGCGTAGGTAAAGTCATTGGAGTTACCACATATCATGAGGAGTATGAGAAAGATGGCAAGAAGAAAAAGTCATTAAAAGTTGATGAATGTTACAGAGTAGTTAAAGGCAGTAATGGTTGGGTAAGAGTGGATGAAAATAAGACTGCTACTAATGCTGTATTGACACCTCCCTCTATAGAGGAAGAAGAAGAGATCCTCTCATTCGATTTGGAAGATGATGAGATAGATATCTAGGAGAATACAATGGCAAAGAAACCTGAAACACTTCTCTCAGAGAAAGTCCTCTCTCGGCTTCGAGCTGAGGGGGGTTGGTGGATGAAAGTACATGGGGGTTTATTTCAGGCTGCAGGAATACCTGACATAATTGGATGCTGGCATGGGAGATTTATTGCAATCGAGTTAAAGATGCCAGGTGAGACACCAACTCGATTGCAGGCTCTCACTTTAGATGCTTTGAAACAGGCCGGTGCAAGAACAGGAGTTGCATATTCAGTTAAAGAGGCATTAGATATCAGGGATGAAAATATTTGTTAAAATTCAATAANNTCTGATATAATATAATTACAATCTAATAAAAAAAAAAAAGCCTATAGGAGGAGAAATTATGGCTAAATTAGTAAAACCCGTAGAACAAGTTGTAGAAGACTTGGATGAAATGGACGTAGAAGAAATAGACGCAATGGAACAGGAATTAGTAGAGAAGACAGAAAAGAAAGAAAAGAAAGAGAAAGCACCGAAAGGACCAAAAATTGGTGCTAATCAGGTTGGAACTGCTGACGTAGCTGCTATGCTTGGAACTACTTCAAGAGATTTAAGAATGTTCTTAAGGAAGAACTTCAGAGACATGACCAAAGAGAAGGGCCAAATTTATGTTTGGGAAAAAGACTCTCCCGAACTTCAGGCTGTATTAGATGCTTATGTAGCAAAGAAAAATGCTCCTAAAGCTGAAAAGAAAGCTAAAGCTGAAACTCCAGTTGATGTTCCACCATCACCAAATGCTGCACCTATTGATTTAAATGATTTTGACTTAGAGGAAGACCTATAAGTCATATCATATATTATTTTTCCCCCTCANNCGAGATTACAATCTCCTCTCTTTTTTTTTAGTAATATTATTCTCAAATTTTTCAATGATACATAATTCAATTAATTATAAAAGTCATATTCAAAAGGCATTTAAATGACCCTAAATTGAACTATTTTATCATCATTTTATTAAATCATATACTCGTTTCATGAAGACAATGGCATCTTGCCTAGTTATATTACTGTGGAGCATATAGTTTCCATTTAAATCACCTTTTAAGACATTATTAGCCACTGCCCAATCTATAGCCTCTTTAGCGTAATTGTCAGGAGTATTATCATTAGTCTCCCTCTTATCTTTTTCCAATAAATCTGCCACATCCTTTCTAAATATATCCATATTCTTGCCATGGTATGGGAACCAGTGCATAACATCACTGTGGTTAGAGGCTATACCTAGTTTATAACCTTCTGAATGGTCTATAATTACTCCTGGCTTTAAAGGGTCTAAGTTAAACATTTGACAAATATAAGCGCAGAAATTTATAGCATTATTGTAAGCCATATTAAAATATGAGGCATATTTTACAGGATTGTAGTTTACCATTTGTCCACCATTGTAGGTATGCCCTGGAGGTTCACATATCTCAAAACCTATGTGAGTATCATTGGCCCTTTTACCAGTATTGGGGTTGTAGCCTGAGTGCCAGGTTCTCTTACACCAAGGATAGTTTTGAATTATCTCCATATCGTCTATAAAAGCATGGACAGCCTTTTCAATTCCTGGTCTATTCCACCTTTCGGAGAAAGTTCTAGCATTTACTCCTGGTGTGGCAGTAGCATGAACTAAAATACCCTCCACAGATGGAAGCATTCGACCATCTTTCCAGCAATCATTTTGAGTTTGCATTTTAACTACTAAATTATCCAGTTTAATCATTCTTTATTTTCCTTTCTAGTAAAGTAATAAGTAATGATTGACCCAACATAAGTTGCATATAATTCCACAGGTACCAGGCCCTTAATAAAACCATAAGTTATAGCAGAGATTACCATTAAAGTAATTATAGTCTTCACTTTAAATAATTCAGCTATATTTTTGACAAACTTAACTTTTACTTCTTCCATTTCTATTCTCCTTTCTTTTTGTTTTGCGTTAGGAGGTAGGGAGGAGGCTACCTCTAACGCCTGCATAGATTATCTACTCAATAATCTGGAAAGTTTTCTATATCTCCCCTCTTTTCTAGCCTCACCTGATGTTGGAATATTATAGCCTTCATCTTGTAATAACTGAATTAAATCAATTAGTCTTTGACGTTCTTGCCAATCAGCAGAATTCTCCACAGATGCTGCATCGAAGAATGCAGGTCCACCTATTGTTGTTGAAACTCTAGATAAGTTTCTCACATCGTTAGTCTCTTTTCCACTCACTGCATCTAATAAATTACCAGCCCTAGTGAGGATTGGTATATTGTTTAATACATTTCCACCGTACCTAGCTCCTATCTGTGGCCCCTGTTCTTGACCTAACATCTCCAATAAAGTTGTTAATACAGGAATATCTGTCTTCTCTCCAGGGTATTTTTCAAGTTTTTGGCCGGTCCACCACCTCTGATTAGTTATAGACTCAATAGGAGCTCTAATAATTGGGTTTATGCTTGATAGTAAATCAGCACTAGTATTAGAGTTTATAGGGAGTCTAGTTAAGTCTTGATATGGTAAGTTCATAGCTACATACATATCACTACCTTTAGGCTGTATACCAACCATATCTTGAATATACTCAGGCTTCTTTGTCCAGTCGATATTCTCACCAGCTATAGCATTTTGGACGTCATTAATTCTTGCAAATACTCTTGGGTTTTTAACTAATACTTCTAACTGTAGTGGAATATTTTTCCTTGTCCATGTGTAGAATGGAATTATACGTTTCATGACTTTTCTCTCGAAAGAAGTCAAGTCAAAGTAATCAAATAAGAATTTTTTAGTTGTAGCTGCCGCTTGCTCGAATGACTGTCCTTGCTTTAAGTTGTGAATAAAGCCTGTTATTCTAGTCCAGCCATCTGTTGCATAGGTAGCTTTTCTCATAGCTTTTGAGTAACCACTTTCAGTTTTACCTGTTAAGGTAGGTAGCTCATGCTCCATTATTGAGTCTATGATACCCATTTGTTGAGCTTTTTCATATATATCTTTATAAGGTATTTGACCGTTAGGAGTATCAAGAAAACCTTCAGCTCCCCTTAGTACTCTCAGTCCTTCAGCATACTCCATAGGGTCAGTAACACCCATTAAGTAGTTATTGAATACGTTACCTTGGAAGTCTCTGAATACATGACCTGGGTTCCACAGGTATGCAGCTTTCTTATATAGCCTAGACATACTGTCATAAATTTGAACCAAGCCATTCTTCTTTTGTTTATTAAACATAATACCAAGGTACTCATTATATAAGTTAACCATTTCTTCAGGCAAGAAGATTATCTCAGTATCGTCCATAGTAGCTCCAACTACATCACGAGCTTGCTGGAATATCTTATTACCCTCTTGGTCTAAACCTACTTTATATGCTACATATCCTTCAGGAACAGAACCACCAGTCATTTTAGTTATATCAGTAGCATGAAGACCATACTCTGCTATAAACTCATCACCAAATTTTCTAAATTCTTGGGCTTTTATAGCTCTTGTACCACGAAGACTCATTGCTACAGCAGCATCTTCAGTTAACCAATCTGACTTAAGTAATTTATTGACCTCAGATGGTCTAGTAGCTTTTGTAGTCCTTCGCTTTAAATTCGGGTCCATTTTGGATAATTCAGCAAGAAGGGTATCAAAATTATCCCCTGTGGCCTGTTCAACACCTGTACCGAAGACAGTTTTAACTATATCAGCCTCTTCTCCCCTAAGTGTTCTCTTTGGTATAAAAGGCACATATTTCTCAAGCTCATTGATTGGAATACCAAGTTGTCTGTATTGCTTAACAACTGAGTTTCTCCATTTCAAGAAGTTGTCTAAAGCTGTTATTTGTCTATCGGACCAACCAGCTGTTAAATTATCCACAGGTCCTTGAGCATCTTGTTTGGCATATAATGGGAATGATTGTTGTCTTATAGCTTGCCTTGATTTTGGGTCTAACCATATACCCTGTTGTTTGGATTTAGGCCTAGCCTCAAATTCCTGCTTATAATTCCATTGTTCTAAGTCAAATTCTCCCATAACCCCATCTTGCCATGTTATCTCTCTTTGAGGCATTTCAACTTGGTTGTAAAATCTTTCTCTAATTTGTTCAAGGTTATTTATTGACTCACCATGTTCGTCGGCAAAGTTTACTGAGAATTCTATGAGTTTATCGACATCTTCGGTGGAGGGGAATCTTAGTTCCGGATCTATTCCATCCAGAAACTCTTGGACACTATTATATTCCTCTTCAAGGTTATACCTAACGAAGGTCTCTGCTCGCATTAGGTATCCATCCATACCATCCTCAATATCATCCGGAAAGTAAAATCTAATGGCATCCTCAAATTCTTCGGTTGGATAGAATTTATTTACATCACCTGAAAAGTCAAGCTCTATCTCATCAATTTTTAAACCGAATTTCTTACCTATTTTCTTGAAGTTCGACGGTATCTGCTGGTCATAGAACTTTCTCATACCTTCGCCACCGATAGTAATGTTAGTACCGGAAACAGTCTTAACTGTCTCACCGTCTGGTGTGGTATCAAGTAACTTACGAGCTATATCAACACCCACAATTTCTGATAGCTCTTCTTTTGGAATTCTCCTGGACAGAACTTCCTCATTGTTTTTATAAGCCTTTAGCTGTTGAGTATTTTGATTATATTGAATAGTATCAATATTCTCAGTTATGGCTTGACCCCATCTATCAGCCTGTTGTTTACCTGTAGACCAAGCTATACCATCATAACCATTATCAGCAGCATACCTTAAAAGACGTTTCTGTACATACTCATCCCAGGTATTTCTAAATGGGGCGTCTGGTACACCGAACAATTGAGCCTTGCTTTTCTTTAGAAGTCCTTGATATTCCTTCAGTGACTTTATCTCTTCAGGAGATAGTTTAAAACCACTTTGGGCTAAATACTCCATAAAGTTATCCAGTCCCATAGTTTCTAATGACCGTATTGCTATTTCTGAATGAGGGAAACCGAAGGACTTATATTTAATTATAATATCTCTAACCTCTTCCTTAGCAAAGGCCATTTCTTGTGCTGTAGGTGGTGTATATCCTAAGTCTATATATCCTTTGTCACGACCAGCTTGGTGCCAATCAGATTGTATCTCATCAATAAATAATATTTTTCTACCATCTTCTGTATAACGAGTATCAAACCTGGTGTGAGCAACTACATTAGGTTCACTCCAGTGACTTGATTGGAAAGCGATAGGGGTATATGGTCTACGAGTACCATCGTTAATCATATCATACAAGACCTTAGCTCTATTAGGAGGTAATGAAGTGAATTCTGCTATATAATCTATTATTTCTTGCTCTGTACCTTGACCTCCTTTTAATAAGTCATACCTACGAAATACCTCATTGAACATCTCATCCATTTGCTCTGGACTTAAATCTAAATCACTAAAGCTTGGTGTATCATAGCCCTCAGGTAATGTGAATATTAATTCAGTATATTCTTCTCCGCCAGGTTGAGTATACTGGCGATATTTAGGTATATTCTCTAGTTGATTACCACTCATTAATTCATAAGTAGAATAATAATCCTCTATAATTGTCTGAAGATTATCAGCTGTTGGGTTTGGGTCGTTTACAGAATAGTCATATATCCTCTGAAGTAATTCTGGGTCTAAATCTTCCCTATACGCATCCATAAAATCATCTAATTCAGAGTCAACCCACTCGTCAACAAGCTCATCAGGGTCAACATATTTGAGGTCACCAGGAGATGTTTTACGCCACACTTCCTGTACTTCAAGTTTATTACCAACTACCCATTCTTGAACTTCAGCTTTAGTCACATGAGTTTTACCCTCAAGCAAATCGTCTATAAATGTCCATTTAAGCTCTTCTTTTTTAACTTGTTTACCCTTTAGATAGTTCTTAAAATCTTCCACAGGCATTTTGTTTGGCATTTTATTAACTGCCTCTTCGAGTTTAGACATAAATATCGGGAACTCTTGTTCTGCGTATAGTATATTATCAGAATTCTTACTAAAAGTACCTATATTACCTGTGGCTGACTTAATTTGATTTGGTTCAAATGCAACCCAAGATAGATTATCACCAAATACATCACCTTCAAATATGTTATCATATACTAAGCCATCAAAGCCGTTCTTTTTAGCAATTTCCACAGCATACTTGTCTAATTCTCTATTACTAGCTACAAACTCATCCCAAGTCATACCCATATATTCTGTTTCCATACCAGGCCAATTATCTAATATTTCAGTTTGTTTTTTAAGTCTCTCCGTTAAGTCATACAGGTTAGCACCTCTAGCCTGTAGAGCATCGTGTATCTCAAGAGCTGTTCCCGCTACATCCCCACCGAAGGCATCTTGAACCTCAAGGGGATTTTTAATACTTAGGTAGACAGGATATATATTAGCTGACATATTATCTATGTTTTTGATAGCCTTACCAGCCAATATACTATTAGCAGCCTCCTTAGTACCAAAATGGGCTCCAACATCCGTAGGGGGATTGGTATTGAATACAGTAAATGGTGACTTCTCAGTGGTGCCATGATATACTACAAGTGGGGAGCCATCTTTATCAACAACCTTACTACCCTTAAACCATTCTTTAAATTCAGGAGTATCTATATCTTGTAATTCAAACTGAAAATCACCTGTTTTAAGGTCCACTTTAAATCTGTATTCACCTGGATTGGTGGCATACTCAGCAGTTTTCTTTACACCGGGTATCTCAGTACCCGTTATCTGAGCTGCAGCATCCATTATTTGTTTTCTAGCCTCTTCATCAAGGCCTTTAAATATTGTAGCTACTTGCTCTTGCCATTGTTTAGTCTTCCAATTAGTTTGTTCAAATAAAGCATTTAACTTACCACGGAATGATTGGTAGGTCTTTTCACCTGGTTGCCAAGTCATCTCAAATGCAAATTTATCAATATCCTCAACCATTTTGGTTATCTGAGCTTCAGTTCTTGGTATCTGTGCCACCGACTCTGATAGTTTTCTTTGTTTTGTAACTAGTTGGGCAAGTTCTTCTCGGGATATGGAAGCCTTACCAATCATTTTTTCTATTTCAGCAGCTCTGTTTGGATATAGTTCCCTAAAAGTTTTTGGGTCAGCAATGTAATCAGATACGCTGTCTGCAAGGTCTTCTTTAATACCAATGTTATTATCGGTGTCATATAATGACCTTGAATAATCACTATACAAATCATCTGGTGTTAATGTATCATCAATTTTTTGAGCATCCGATAAAATTGCTTTGATATATGAGTCTTGGTCACCTGCAACGCTGTCCCATATATGACCATATTCATGTGCCACAGTTGGTTTATCAATACGACCTAAGACGATAGTATCTCCTATAGTCATTGAAGTGTCAGGGTTCTTAATAGGTATCGGGGATATGTCTATTTGACCTTGTAAGGCCTGTATAGCAGTCTCAGGAAGTTCATCAAGTGCTTCAAGTGTAGCAGATACCCTAGCCCAGGCATTTAAGTTAAAATCTTCACCTGAGTTTACTACCACAGATATTGGAACTCCTTTATAATTAAACTCATAAGCCATGAGAGGAGAACTTACGATATTCTTACCGAGTCTATTGGTAGCCAAATCTGTGGGATATAAGTTTGTCATTTGAGCTTTTAATACACCTGAGAAATATGGTTTCAAACCCTCAGGTATTTGTTCATACATTAAGTCCATGACTTTTCTAAGTTTAGCTGCCTTAGTGAAGAGATCTTTAGCATCGTCTGTAGGCTTCAATACCCTTAATTGGTCATATATTTCAGTAATAGTTTTATTAAATGGGGTATCAGAGAGTATGTCAGTTATCTCAGAGGCATTAAAGCCTTTTAAGCCAACTTTTTTAGCTAAATTTTCAATACTCAAATAATTACCCTTATTTATCTTTTTAAGGTCAGTAGCACTCATATTGTCTGCAAAGTCAAATACATTGTCTAATTTTACCTCAGCTAAATCATCATTAAGTTTCATTAATTCTTCTATTGATAATGGTACATTTTCCGGAGTAGTTCTTGATATTGTTATTAAGTCACTCATGTTATTGGCAGTAAGATTTTTCTTAATAACTGCATTGGGGACTGTATTTGGTACGAAAACTGTACTAAACATTTTGCCAAGAGACTCACCTAATGTAGCTCCTGTTCCTACCCTAACTGAACCCACCTTTTGAGCTATCTTACTTATAATGTCAGTTACATACTCAGAGCCGGGAATATTCCTCATTGTTATATCAATATCTTTACCAGGGTATAGTATTGGAAGTTTCATTTTACCACCAGATGCTTTGTAACCTGGTAACTTAATAGCCATACCTGAGTTTCCTATACTTAATGGGTTTTGTAAACCTATTTGTATTGGTTTCATAGCTTTATAGTCAAGTTTAGATGTAGCATTACGTCCTGTCTCTACAATACCCTCTCGTATCATTTGAACCACAGATTTAAGGTCATCTGGGTCGTCTATCATATTAATTACTTGTTTAGCTAATTTACCAACAGACTCGGCACCTAAATCATCAATAGATTTAGACCCTTTTTTAAGTATATCAGCTATTTGAGTAGCCTTAGTAGCTCCAAAAGCATCTGTTAAAGCATCTACTCCTCTAGCACCACCTTTTATAATATCATCACCAATACCAAAAGCCAACCAGTTAACAGGGTCTAATGGGTTAAAGATATCGAGAGCTAAACCTGCTACCCCAGCTGCAGAGGGGTTATACCATTTAGCTTCACCACCAAATATACCTTTCTCACCTTCCCAACCTAAGTCAGTAAATATATCTTTTCCTTGTGCTTTATCTTGACCTTTGAGCCCCCTCAAGAATGCAGCTAACGGGTCAAATTCCTGTGGAGTACTACCTGCGTAGGGATTAGTAAATTCTCTGATAACATTAGTTGCACCATAACCAGGCCTAGATAATATATCTAAGGCCCGTAATAAGAAATTTTGACTAGAACCATCATTGGAATAGTCTACACCTGCAGATTGAAGTCTATTTTGTGCATTTCTAATTTGGGTTTGCACGGAACTTTTCTCCTGCCTTTTTAAAAAGGAGGAGTTATCCCCTAGCTTCATTCTTCCTAAATATGATAAAGGCATAACTCACTCTCCTTTCTATTGACCCATTATACGTCTATTATGTGGTCCCCTATACCCAGGATTTACATTGGTATTTCTTTCCTCTGGTGTAAACACCTTCTCATATACATTATAATATCTTCTGAGTACATCATTTATGGTTGCAAAGTTAACATTTTCTTGCTGCAATATTGACTTATTAGCATTAGCTATTTGATAAGCTGAATTATAATCAACAGCTTGGTCTATAATAATTATTGCAGCTTCAGCAACATTTCTTGGAACACCATAAGTATTCATAAAGTCTGTAGCTCTATTTTGGAATAATAACTCTTCTTCTGCGTATATTAATTCAAGCTCAGCTTGTATTTCCGCTAATTTATCTATAGCTGATTGAGACTCACTCCATGGTGTACCAGGAGTAATACCGTAGTATCTCATGGCCTCAGTATCAGGTGATAAACCAGTTATCTGCCATATAGTCATATCTTTGTTAAAATTATCCAACATATCTTGGGCACTCTTAGCTGCATTTTGGATACTAAGTGAACTGTATCTATATGACATTTCTCTCTCAAACATTTGCATTTCTTGTTGCCTTTCAGCAGCTGCATTTTGAGCTTGCCATGATGGTGTTCCCACAGGTACTCCCAGCAAATCAGCTTGCTCCTGAGTAGTAACTTTACCAAAGGCATTAACTTGATTAAGGGCATTTGTAATTTGAGAGATCCTAGCCTGAATGTCAAGTGCTTTAGAAGCCATGGTAGGTTGACCCCGATAATTTCCTGTCAACTCAGCTTCACCAAATTCTTTTTCAGTTTGGAATTTTTGATTAGCTAAAGTAGGTTGACCTCCATAATAACCAGTAAATTCAGCTATATTAGCTTCTCTACCAATTAACGAAGCTAACAGTGAGTTTAAAGTATTAGAACGAAGTTGTTTTTCTTGTAAACTCATCTCCTGGTCATTCTTTATTAATTGGTTGGCTCTTTGAGCTATAGCAGCAATTTGGTCATTAGATAGTTGACCTTGTTTTTCAGTCATAATTCCAGCTGCTAAAGGTGAATTAAATAAACCTCTTCGTTCCATGTCAGCATCTAAGCCATATGCTAAAGCACGAGCGGCCTCAGAATACATTGGGTCTAATTCTTCTCGAGCCCTTCTTTGTGCCTCTTCAAAACTCATACTCGGTGTAGGTTTATTAGCTAATTCAGTTAGAAGATCTATTATTGAGTCTACTGAAGTGGATGGTTGCTGTTGAAGTGATTGTTGATTTAGTAGCTCCTGCAACCGTTCATTCTGTTGGGCAATCGGTAAATATTTATTTAATAATGATTGAGTGCTTTCGAATTGACCATATAAATCGGGGTTAGCTGCTATTTTGGCATCTCTCTCAGATACTAAATTATTTAATTTACCATAGTCTATCGGACCACCCGAAGTCAATAATGATATTATCTCAGCGGCTATATCCCTACTACTACCTCCCACAGGTTGAACTGATTGGACTGATGTACTAGTCCCTGTGGGTGGAGATGTATATTGAGGTTGTTGAGTACTGGCAAATTGGTCAAGTATTTTCATTTGGTTTTTAGCCCATTCTGCATTTCCTCCTCCTTTAGCAATTAAGCTGTTTAAGTAAGCCCGTTCATTAGCTATATTTGTATTAGCATTATAAGGACTACTAGAAGTTGAAGTAGTGGAGGTTGTAGGTGGTTTCACCGTTTGTGTGGGTGTGGATGTAGTACTACTTGATTTTTTCTTCGTGTTAGAGGCACTTTGGGCAGCTATAGCTATTGTCGGAGCTGCAGCCGCTAAGCCTTTTAAAATGTTTACTATCATACCTTTACCCCCTTTATAATAATTTGTCAAACATGGAGTATATAACAGCAGTAATAATAACAGTTATTACTGTCTTGATGATATTGTCTAACGTCATTGCTGGTTTTTTTTCCATGATTTCCAATCTTTCTGTTAATTTTTCTTGTGCTGTTTTCATTCCTCTCATTTCTACTACCATTTCGCGTGTGTTGATAGCCAGCTCTTGTATTGTCTTATTATTTCCCTCAAGTTTACAAATTCTATCTTCGTGATTTTCTATATCCTTGAGTATTCCTGCACACACGACTTCCGGGTTAAATTCGGCCACAGAGTATACCTCCTTGTAAGTATTATGGCTGGTTAAGCCATGGTAGATAATGGATCACCTCCTAGAAATTAAATCCGTGTTGTTTTCTAAGTTCTGCAGCTTTGGTCTCCATGTCAGAAATGTCTTTTTCTAATTCTACTAAGTCAAGTTGTTTTGCTTCAGGAAAATTGTAAGTGAAGTTTTTCTCAGCTTCAATTCTCTGTTTTGCGTGAGCTATTAACATAGCAAATGCAACGCCTAGATCTACGTTATGTGCTTGTGCCATTTGTCTGATTTCTTTTTCATATTTCACTTTAAATTCTTTTTGGTCCATTTTTCCACCTCCTTTACTATCTAATAATAAATCCCACATATCTTTCTAACCTAATATATGTTTGCTGAATTTGCTAACTTACCGTTTCTTCCAACAGCCACAAACATTCCTTGATCATAGCCCACACCTCGTATAGAAGAGGTATCGAAGCTGCTCGTTCTTTGGGTCCATGTAATGCCATCAGTGGATGTTGCTAACTTACCACTA